CGGCGAGGGCATCGCCTTTCCCATGGGCACCTTCGATACCTTCACCACCTATGGCGGGCCCGCGAACCTGCTGGAAACCGCCAATACCATCGGCCTGCCGCTCTATGCCCGCCAGATGATGGACGCCAAAGGCCGCTGGATCGACCTGATGACGGAAGGATCGATCCTGCCCGTCAACAAGCGCCCGCGACTGGCGATCCGGCTCTTCAGCGCCAACTGAGGGGTAGCCCATGTCCGTCTTTATCGCTGCAATCGACAACGTCTTCTGCGATCCCAACATCGGCCGAGATGCGGTCTATGTCGCCGACGGTGGAACGCCCGTCCTCGTCCGCGTGGTCATGCGCCGCGCGGACGACATCACTGCGTTCGGCGACGGGCGTCTCTGGTCGGAAACCACCCGCATCGACCTTCGCGCGGCCGAGGTCCCCAACCCGCGACCCGGCGAACGGATCGAGATCAATTCCGAGGCCTTCGTCATTCAGGGTGAGCCGGTTCGCGACCGCGAGCGGCTCGTCTGGACCTTGGATTTGCGCCCCGCATGAAGCTGAAGATCGATATCGCCCCGGACATCGTCGCCATGATGGCGGCCGAGGTTGCCGCAGGGGAACGCGCAGTCACGGCCGCCATGCGCAAGGCCGGAACGGGCCTGAAATCCGCTTGGCGGACGCAGATCACAGGCGCTGGGCTGGGCACCCGACTTGGCAACTCCATCCGCCTCGCCAGCTTCCCCAAATCCGACGACAGCCTGAACGCGGCGGCGCTGGTCTGGTCCAAGGCCCCGGTGATCATCGGCGCGCATGACACCGGGCCACTGATCCGGTCCAAGAATGGGTTCTGGCTGGCGATCCCCACACCCGCCGCCGGGAAAAGCACCAAGGGCGGCCGGATCACCCCCGGTGAATGGGAGCGCCGCACCGGCCTGCGCCTGCGCTTCATCTACCGTCGTCGCGGGCCGAGCCTGCTGGTGGCCGAGGGGCGGTTGAACACCAAGGGCCGCGCGGTGGCGAGCAGGTCCAAGACCGGGCGCGGGGTGGTGACCGTGCCGATCTTCCTGCTGGTTCCGCAGGTCAAGCTACGTAAACGACTTGATCTGGCGCGGGACGCGGAACGGGCGGTGGACGGCGTGCCAGGGCTGATTGTCGCAAATTGGGTGGAGGGACGGCGATGATTGGTGACGACCATGCGAAGAATTCTTAGTGCATAACCGGATCGCCTACGTCATCAGTGATCCTCAGCGCCGATCGAGCTTGCCGAATTCGCTGTCCAGCAGGGAGCGGATCTTTTTCGCCGCACCGCGCAGGGCTGCGTCTACATTGGCGTCATTATGGGTGACGGTCTGCGGTTGCATCCCATCGGGACGTGCCTCAACGGTGCAGCGAATATCGTCGGACCCGCCTTTGGCACCGTTTACATCGGCCAGATGGACCTCGATCCGGGACAGCCGGTCGGTCAGATGTCCCAGCGCCGAAGTGACGACCGTTTCGGCCTCATCTGCCAAGCCTTCGTTCCCTTGAATATTAGAATCAGTGTTCAGTTGAAATTGCATGTCGGTCCTCCTGTATGTCTGATCATTTAACACGAGAGACCCTGCAGGTCACCTAACCGGCGCAAGTACACCTTCAGATCAGTAAACAAGCCCGCATGCTGACAGCGCAGGCCAAGATTCAGAGCCAGCAACAATGCCCACATCCCGCGAAAATGTCCTCGCAGCCCTGCACGCGCGGCTGCAGACACTTGCCGCCCTCATCCTGCGCGATGAGGTGCTACCCGAGAGGATTCCGCCCGCTGGCCTAATCATCCTGCGCGACGGACAGCCGGGCGAGCCAGAAGTGACCCTGTCGCCCCTGCGCTATCACTACCAGCACCGGGCCGAGCTGGAGGTGGTCGTTCAGGCACCGAATGGCCGCGCCACTGCCTTCGACAGCCTGATCACTGCAATCGGCGCGGCGCTGGAGGCTGACCGCACGCTCGGCGGCCTCTGCGATTGGGTCGAACCGGAGGCCCCCGCCTCTGTCGATCTGCCCGTTGAGGGCGCGGCGGCCCTGAAGGCGGCGGTGATCACCGTCGTGTTGCACTATACCACCACCGGCCCTCTGGCCTGACACCCCACCATAAAGGAGACCCCCATGGCACGTGCGCAAGGCGCGCGGGCGCAGATGGCGCTTGCGTATGAGACAGTTTACGGCACCCCGCCGCTCGGTGGTTTCACAAAGATGCCCTTTGCCAGCACCTCGTTGGGATCGGAACAACCCCTCTTGGAATCCGAACTGCTGGGCTATGGCCGCGATCCTTTGGCACCGATCAAGGATGCGGTGACGGCCGACGGCGAGGTTGTGATCCCGATTGATGTGGAGGCATTCGGCTATTGGCTGAAGGCAGCATTTGGGCAGCCCACCACCTCCGGGACTACGCCTAAGACCCATACCTTCCAGTCGGGAAACTGGACCTTGCCTAGCCTATCAATTGAGACGGCCATGCCCGAGGTGCCGCGTTTTGCGATGTATTCGGGCTGCGTGCTCGACCAATTGTCCTGGCAGATGCAGCGCTCCGGCCTGCTGACTGCGACCGCGCGTTTGGTTGCGCAGGGTGAGGCCATCGCTGCGGTTACCGCCGCAGGCACACCGACAGCGTTGGGCCTGCAGCGCTTCGGCCATTTCAACGGCACGGTCAAACGCAATGGGACTGCGCTGGGCAACGTGGTCTCGGCCGAAATCACCTATTCCAACAACCTCGACCGGATCGAAACCATCCGTGGCGACGGTCGTATCGATGGGGCCGACCCGACCATGGCAGCCCTGACGGGTCGGATAGAGGTGCGGTTTTCCGACACGACGCTGGTGACCCAAGCCATTGACGGCAGTCCCTGCGAGTTGGAATTCAACTACAGCCTCGGGGCAAACGCCAGTTTCACATTCACCGCCCACGCCGTCTACCTACCACGCCCCCGGATCGAAATTGCCGGGCCCCAAGGCGTGCAGGCCAGTTTCGACTGGCAGGCCGCCAAAGCCATCAGCCCCGCACGCATGTGCACCGCCGTCCTTATCAACAGCATTGTGAGTTATTGACCATGATCCGTCTGAACCTGACCGCCACGCCGCAATGGCTTGCATTGGCCCCTGACCTGCGCCTGCTCGTCGCCCCCCTGACCACCGCTTTGATGGTGTCGGCCCGTGCCGATCCGGCCATCGAGGCCATGCCCGAGAGCGCAACCCAAGAGGAACTGGCCCTCGCCATGGCGAAAGCTGTCGCTCGGCGGGCGGTCCTAGATTGGGAAGGCGTAGGTGATGACGCGGGCAATATCGTAACCGTGACCCCCGAAGGCATCGACGCCCTTCTAGAAATCTGGCCGATCTTTGAAGCCTTCCAAACCCAATACGTCGCGCGTGGCCTCATCCTGGACGCAGAAAAAAACGTCTCCGCGCCCTCGCCGAGTGGTCCTTCGGCGGGGGCGACCGGTATTGCGCCGCCTGCGCGGGGCCGTGCCCGGACTGCCCGGCCAGACTGAACAGGCCGCAGACCCCTGAGGGCTGGCAGGTCTGGGATCTTGTCGGTCGCCTTGGAGGCCAGCTGAGGGTGATCCCCGGCGCTGTTTTGGGCTGGGACATGGGTGCAGCCTTGGCCCTCGCTCATGCGTTGGGCATCGACACCCTGATCGCCGCCGAACTGCTGCCAGAAATCGAGGCCGTGATGGTGCGTAAACTGAACGAACAGATCGGAGACAACCATGGCTGAGAAAAGGGTCAGTGTTCGGTTGGTGGCCGAGGGCGGCCGCCAAGTGCGCGCCGAGTTGGAAGGCATCGGCGATGCTGGGACGCGCGGCTTTGGTCGCCTGTCCTCCGAGATGGAACTGGCCAATGCCCGGCTTGGCAGCTTTGCCCGCAAGGCGGGGATCGCGCTGGCGGCGGTGACCGTCGCTGCGGCGGCGGCTGGCGTGGCCATGATCCGCTCGGGTCTGTCGAATGTCGATGCGCAGGCGAAGCTGGCGCAATCGATGCGAATCACGGTGGAAAGCGTGCAGGCCCTGACATGGGCCGGTGAACTGGCGGGCGTTTCGATGGGCGAGATCGAGCAGGCCACCAAGAAGCTGACCACCCGGCTGTCGG